GTGATCACCCGCAACGTGAACCGTCAGTACGACGACAGCTTCGCTGTCGAAGGCGCCAAGATCGGTTCGACCCTGCGTATCCGTCTGCCCGACCGCGCTCTGGTGACTGACGGTGCCGCCCTGCAAGCTCAGGACGACAACGAACAGTACACCACCCTGACCGTGGCCTCGCAGAAGCACGTTGGCATCAACTTCACCTCTGCCGAACTGACCATGCAGTTGGACGACTTCGCAGAGCGTGTTCTGAAGCCTCGTATCAGCCAGTTGGCTTCCACCGTGGACGCTGACGTTGCCAACGCATTCAAGCTGGTCGGTAACTCTGTCGGCACCCCCGGCTCGGCCCCCAGCACCGCTCTGGTGATGCTGCAAGCCCAGCAGAAGCTGAACGAGAACGCCGCCACGATGGCTCCTCGCTTCCTGACCGTGAACCCCGCTGCTAACGCTGCTCTGGTGAACGGCCTGTCCGGCTTCTTCAACCCCCAAGACGTGATCTCCCGCCAGTTCAAGAACGGCATGATGGGCGAGCAGGTTCTGGGCTATGACGAAGTGAACATGAGCCAGTCCATCAAGTCGTTCACCGTGGGCACCCGTACCGCTACCGGCGGCACGACCTCCGCTGCTGTGACGACCGAAGGCGCTACCACCATCTCCATCACTGGTGCTGGTAACGGCGCTACCGTGAAGGCTGGTGACGTGTTCACCGTGGCTGACTGCTACGCTGCCAACCCCCAGACCCGCGAGTCCACCGGTTCGCTGTTCCAGTTCGTCGCCTTGGCTGACGTGACCCTGAACGGCTCTGGCGCTGGTAGCATCACCGTCGCCCCGATTTACTCGGGCAGCAACGCTCTGGCTACCGTGGTGACTCTGCCTGATACTGGTAAGGCTGTGACGTTCGTTGGCGCTTCGGGCCTGACCTACGCTCAGAACCTCGCCTACCACCGTGACGCCATCGCGTTCGCCACCGCTGACCTGCTGCTGCCGCAAGGTGTGGACATGGCAAGCCGTGCCGTTCACAACGGCATCAGCCTGCGTGTGGTTCGCCAGTACGACATCAACAACGACCGTATGCCGTGCCGTGTTGACGTTCTGTACGGCTACAACACGATCCGTCCGCAGATGGCCTGCCGCATGTGGGGCTAATCTGAAACTGGGGGCTTCGGCCCCCTTTTCTGAAACTCTTTTTTAAGGAAATCATCATGGCTCTCCCTAACGGCGGTTCCGCTTATCAAGTTTCTGACGGCAACCCGAACGCTGCCAAGTCTCTGGGTGGTACTATCCTGCTGTCGAACACCGGCGCAGGTCTGTACTTCCTGAGCACGGCTGTGACGGCCAACAGCACCACGACCGACGCCCCCGCCGGTTCGATTGGTGTGACTACCAACGCAACTGGCCTTGGCAAGCTGTTCATCTCGGACGGCACCAAGTGGCAGTTCGCAGTTGTTGCCTAATTTCGGGCAATGAGTAAGACGGGGCTTCGGCCCCGTTTTCACATGGAGATTTGAATGAACGTCGTCCTCGTACACCCCATCCACGGCGCCAAAGTTGCCATCAACGAGCTTGAGATCGAGATGGATGAAAAAAATGGCTGGACACGCTACAATCCTGACACGCCCGTCGAGAAACCGACAGAAGCGGCACCTGAGTCGGTGACTGAAGCGCCCAAGCGCAAGTACACCCGCAAAGTGACCCAACAACCCATCGAACAGCCCAACAGCGACACGCTGGCAAGCGACGAATCCGAAGGAAGCTGACATGGCTACGACCGCAGGCGATCAAATCAACCGGGCACTCCGACTGTTGGGGGTGCTGGCCGAAGGTGAAACACCGTCTGCGGCGACCAGTCAAGACGCCCTTCTGGCGATGAACCAGATGATCGACTCGTGGAACACCGAGCGACTCTCAGTCTTCGCCACCCAAGATCAAATCTTCAGTTGGCCCGCAGGCGAGATCAAACGGACCCTTGGCCCGTCTGGTGACTTTGTGGGCAACCGCCCCGTGCTGCTCGATGACGCCACCTACTACCGCGCCCCCAGCGGCGTGTCGTACGGCATCAAGTTCATCAACCAGGACCAGTACAACGGCATCGCGGTCAAGACGGCCACGTCCACCTTCCCGCAGGTCATTTTCGTCAATGAGACGTACCCCAACGTCGAGATGTACATCTACCCCAAGCCCACGCAGGTCTTGGAGTGGCATTTCATCTCTGTCGAAGAATTGACACAGCCTGCCACGCTGGCGACCGAACTGCACTTCCCGCCGGGTTACATGCGGGCCTTCACCTACAACCTGGCGATGGAGATCGCTCCTGAGTTCGGTGTCGAGCCGTCGCCGCAGGTCCAGCGCATCGCCATGACCAGCAAGCGCAACTTGAAGCGCATCAACAACCCGAACGACATCATGAGCCTGCCCTACGGTGTCGTGGCAAACAAGCAGCGGTTCAACATCTACGCCGGTAACTATTAAGGTGACCTTAAATGTCTAACGTGACCATTTCTCAATTGCCGAGCGCAACGCAAGTTAACAGCGGCGATTATTTTCCAGTTCAGCAAGGGGCAACAACGCGCAAAATGACGCAGTTGTTGCTGTTTACCAATGTGCAGTTAACCACACCCAAACTGGGCACGCCCCAGTCGGGTGTTTTGACAAACTGCACTGGGCTTCCGATTGCTACTGGGGTATCTGGTCTTGGCTCTGGGGTCGCCGCTTTCTTGGCAACGCCGTCCAGCGCAAATTTGCGTTCTGCGGTAACTGACGAAACTGGCTCGGGCAGCTTGGTGTTTGCCACTAGCCCGACTTTGACCACGCCTACATTTACAGCGGCGACTACGGGCCCTGTTTTCGGGACAATTCAATCGTTGAGCGGCGGCGGCGCAGTGGATATTACGTCCCTGACAACTGCGTATACTTCTACCGCAACAGGTAATTCATTGACACTTGCCAACGGATCGGCGGTTGGACAAATTAAAACGGTAGCGTATGTCGCACAAGCCGCCGGTGCGGACACAGGCATCTTAACTCCAACATCAAGAGTTGGTTACGCAACAATTACGTTTAACAACGTCGGCGATTCGGTCACGCTTCAATACTTTACGCAAGGTTGGGCTGTCATTGGTGTCCACGGCGCGGTGGTTGCGTAAAACATGAAAACGCCGATTCTTGGCTCAACGTATGTGGCTCGCAGCGTTAACGCTGCCGATGCCCGCATGGTTAATCTGTTCCCGGAAGTTGTACCTGAAGGCGGCAAAGAACCCGCGTTTCTTAACCGCGCGCCAGGGTTAAAGTTGCTTAATTCTGTGGGGACTGGCCCGATTCGAGGATTGTGGGCATTTTCTTCTACTGACAGCGTAGCTTTTGTCGTGTCCGGCACCGAGTTGTATCAACTCGACAGTAATTTTTCTGCGATAAAAATTGGCAACGTTAGCGGCACGGGGCCTGTCAGCATGGCTGACAATGGCACTCAATTGTTTATCGCTTGCAACGGCCCAAGCTATATCTACAACAACGCAACCAATGCGTTTGGCCAAATTACTGACCCGGACTTCCCCGGTGCTGTCACGGTGTCCTACCTCGACGGCTATTTCATCTTCAACGAACCGAACAGCCAGAAAATCTGGGTGACCAGTTTGCTGGATGGCCTGAGCGTGGACCCGCTGGACTTCGCCAGCGCCGAGGGTTCGCCCGATGGCGTGGTGGGCATCATCGCGGACCACCGAGAACTGTGGGTGTTTGGCACCAACTCGGTCGAGGTTTGGTACAACAGCGGCAACGCTGACTTCCCGCTTACGCGCATCCAAGGCGCGTTCAACGAACTCGGTTGTGTGGCTGCGTACTCCATCGCCAAGATGGACAACGGTCTGTTTTGGCTAGGTCAGGACGCCCGGGGTCAGGGCATCGTCTATCGTGCAAACGGCTACACGGGTCAGCGCATCTCGACCCATGCCGTCGAGTGGCAAATCCAGCAGTACGGCAGCTTATCGGACGCGATTGGTTACACATACCAACAGGACGGGCACAGTTTTTACGTGCTGATTTTTCCAAGTGCTGACACCACATGGGTCTACGATGTAGCCACTCAAGCATGGCATGAGAGGGCCGGTTTTACAAATGGTCAATTCACACGCCATCGCAGCAACTGTCAGGTGTTCTTCAACAATGATGTGTTGGTCGGTGATTACGAAAACGCAAACGTATATTCGTTCGATCTTGATGATTTTTCGGACAACGGCAGCGTCCAGAAGTGGTTGCGGTCGTGGAGGGCGTTGCCCACCGGTCAGAATAACCTTAAACGCACTGCGCAGCACAGTCTCCAGCTTGATCTAGAGACTGGCGTGGGTCTGAACCTTGGCCAAGGCAGTGACCCGCAGGTCATGCTGCGCTGGAGCGATGACGGTGGTCACACATGGTCCAATGAACACTGGGTCGGCATCGGCAAGATCGGCGAGTTTTATCGCCGTGCGATTTGGCGGCGTTTGGGTATGACCATGAAAATTCGTGATCGGGTGTATGAAGTGTCAGGCACTGATCCTGTGAAAATTTCAATCATGGGTGCCGAACTGCTGTTGAGTGCGACGAATGCCTAATCCGTTAAACGTCCCAATCACGCCACCACGGGTTGCGTTTATCGACCCGCGCACCGGCAACGTATCACGTGAGTGGTACATGTTCTTTCTGTCGTTGTTTCAATTACAAGGCGGTAGCAATCTTTCGCTGGACGACCTGCAAAAAGGTCCACCGATTTTAACAGTCGATGAGGTAATTAGTCTCCTCGATAAATCAAGTGCTGTTTTTGCGCCTGTACCCGGTACGTCTGAACTGCAAAGTGTTCTTGAATCTATTCGTCAAGAATTGCAGACCATTCCTCAGCCCGATCTTGGTACTATGGCCGCTGTTCAGCAGGACAATGTTCGGTTCATTGGTTATTCGTTGGACCCCTCGCCGCCAGTTGCGTACTCCCCGGGTGTTTCTGCATGGAACCGCGACGACGGCACGATGGATGTTGGCTTGTATGGCGGCAGTGTGCTGCAAGTCGGTCAAGAACTGATGTACTACGCCAAGAATACCAGCGGCGGTTTAATCGCAAATGGAACACCTGTAATGTTCACCGGCACGGTCGGTGCGTCTGGTAAGTTGACGTTTGGCCCGGCCGTTGCAGACGGCTCAGTGCTTGCCGACTACATGATGGGCGTAGCCACGCAGGACATCGCAGACAACGCATTTGGCTACGTGACCAGCTTCGGACTGGTGCGCGGCTTCAACACGACCGGCGCACCGTATGGTGAGGTCTGGGCAGACGGCGACCTGCTGTACTTCGACCCGGCCACGCCTGGGACTTGGACCAACGTCAAGCCAGTGGCTCCGGCTATCGACGTGCCTGTGGCCGTTGTTGTCAACGCGGGCAGCGGAGGCTCTGGCTCGATCTTTGTGCGCATGACTGTGGCCGAGGCGCTGTCGCGCTTGCAGGATGTTTACATCAACGGCACCGGTACGCCACTGGCAGGACAGGTGCTGATTTATGACGCCACCCAGCAGCGATGGGAAAACCATCACATCACAGCGGGAACAAACGTCAGCATCGTCAACGGTGACGGCTCAATCACCATCAACGCTACCGATGCCTTCACCGGCACCGTAACAAGTGTTGCGGCGTTGACCCTTGGTACGACAGGAACCGATTTGTCGTCCACAGTAGCCAACCCAACGACCACGCCTGTAATCACGTTAAACGTGCCTACTGCGTCTGCTGTAAACCGTGGTGCTCTTAGCCCAACGGATTGGAGCACGTTCAACAACAAAGAGCCTGCGATTGCAGCCGGAACAACTGCTCAATACTGGCGCGGCGACAAAACTTGGCAGGATTTTGCCACTAGCGTTCGTGCAGCCGTGCTGACTGGCCTTAGCACTGCAACAAACGCTGTTATCACGGCGGCAGATACGGTGTTGTCGGCTTTTGGCAAACTGCAAGCACAAATCACAGCACACGTCAGCGCTTCGTCTGGTGTTCATGGAGTGACTGGCAATGTCGTTGGTGACACCGACACCCAGACGCTTTCTGGGAAAACATACTCCAACCCGACAATCACAGGTACGGCTGGAAATTTATACGCGAGCACTTGGACACCAACGCTCACAAACACCACCAACATTTCGTCAAGTACGGCCAACGTCAGTCGGTTTGTGCAAATTGGCGATGTGGTAATTTTTGGCGGTCTTGTGACCATTGACCCAACTGCGGCTGGTGCGTGTAACATGAAAATGACACTACCTGTTGCAAGCAACTTCACATCCATCAACCAAGCGTCTGGGACTTTTGCTACAGTGACAGCCGGTCAATCAGACCAAGGCGCGATCTTGGCAAACGCATCAATTGATCAACTTGAGTTCAGGTTCACTGCTGTGAACACAGCAAGTGCGGTGTACTCGTTCACCGGTAGCTACCAAGTTGTATGATGGACAAAACCTTAAAAAGTTCAGATAATTTGATCAACTTGGTGATTTTTCACTGAAGGATAAAACATGCCAGCATTTATTGCTCCTTGCCCCAAATTGCAATTTTTTACGTTGAACGGTGAACCTCTTGCCGGTGGTAAGTTGTACACATATGCTGCTGGCACAACCACTCCGTTAAGCACCTACACTTCCGAAACAGGTTCAGTTGCCAACACTAATCCTGTAATTTTGGACTCTCGGGGCGAAGCGTCCGTATGGCTTGGTACGTCCCCTTATAAGTTTAGACTGACCGACAGCAATGATGTCGATATTTGGACTGTTGACAATATTGTCCGAGCGCTAACTCAGTCGGCAGTCGATGACATTTACGCAACTCTTGCAGCATCGAATGGATCGAGCCTGATTGGGTTTATCCAATCAGGTACTGGTGCTGTTGCTGAAACCGTTCAAGACAAACTGCGCGAAACTGTCAGCGTCAAGGACTTTGGTGCGGTTGGGGATGGGGTTGCTGATGATACGGCTGCAATTCAAGCGGCAGTTGATTATCTCAACAGCGTCAGTGCAACAACCCCAGCGTCTTTGGTATTTCCGTCTGGTCGATATTTAATCACTGATGAAATTGATCTGACTGCAACCGGTGGCAAACGCCGAGAAATTATTGGCGGCACTGGCTTTGAGACGGTGGAACTGCTTGTTAATTTCAGCGGACATGACAAGTATGTGTTCAAGCTCGGAGACGCGGATGCGCCAGCATATCAGCGTGGCATCAGCATTCGTGGCTTCCAGTTCACCAAGGTCACCTCCAGCCATCGTTCGCCCGTTGGCATTGGCGGCAACGCTATTGCGCAGAGCCGGATTTCCGACATCGTGTTT